TCTTAACTGACCTTGGCTCGAAGCTAGATACGTTAAATAGTAGTGTAAATTCTTTAGTCACAATTGAAGATGCTTCTAAGAAACACTTAGATACTATTGCCAGCAAGAAAGCCGGCAAGATTTATTAATAGGATAACACAATGAGTTGGAAAAAGTATTTTTCACCCGTAACTAGTAACCAGTCGGGAACAGTTAGCCCAATCTACGGCAGCGGTGGAAAACCAGGTCCAGCCCGCACAAATTATTCAAGCTATTTGCCAGATGTATATTCAGGTAGCCCAAATCGTATTGAAAGATACTTACAGTACGACACAATGGATTGGGACAGTGAAGTTAACGCGGCATTGGACATCCTAGCAGAATTTACCACACAAAAGAACAAAGAAAATAATACACCCTTTACCTTACAGTTCCGCGGTAGTCCAACTACAAGCGAAGTAGGCATCTTAAAAGAGTATCTACAACAGTGGACTAAGATGCAGAAGTTGGATACACGTATGTTCCGTATTGCACGTAACTTATTCAAGTACGGCGACGGATTCTTTCTACGTGATCCAGAAACACAAAAATGGTTCTATGTAGATCCGAGCAAAATTACAAAAATTATTGTCAACGAAAGCGAAGGTAAACAACCTGAGCAGTATGTTATTCGTGACATTAATATTAACTTTCAACACCTAGTTGTTACACAGATTAATCCAAATACACAGAATCAAGCACCCGGTGCGGCTCCTTATACACAAGGTGGCGGTGGTGGAAGAGGTATGGTTGGAACTACAACTCCTACTCCAGGAAGCAGATTTAGTCTACAACAAAATGAACATGCAATTGATGCAAAGCATGTAGTACACCTAAGTTTATCAGAAGGATTAGACAACAACTATCCTTTTGGCAATAGCCTATTAGAAAGCGTTTTTAAAGTCTACAAGCAAAAAGAACTGCTTGAAGATGCTATCATTATCTATCGTGTACAACGTGCTCCAGAACGCAGAGTCTTTTATATTGACGTAGGTAACATGCCAAGTCACTTGGCAATGGGGTTTGTTGAGCGTGTAAAAAACGAAATACATCAAAGACGTATTCCAAGTGCAACAGGCGGTGGAAGCTCAATCGACAGCACATATAATCCTCTAAGTATTAACGAAGACTACTTCTTTCCGCAGACAGCAGAAGGTCGCGGAAGCAAAGTTGAAACACTACCGGGCGGTACTAACCTAGGCGAAATTGACGACTTACGTTACTTTACCAACAAGTTAATGCGAGCTTTAAGAATTCCAAGTAGCTATCTGCCAACAGGTGCAGATGATAGCCAAGCACAGTATAACGATGGCCGCGTTGGCACAGCATATATTCAAGAACTACGTTTTAACAAGTATTGTGAACGTTTACAAAATCTAATGGTCACTACATTTGACACTGAGTTTAAGCTATTCTTACACAACAAAGGCGTTAACATTGACTTTAGTCTGTTTGAAATTCGCTTCCAAAGTCCGCAAAACTTTGCCGCTTATCGTCAAGCAGAACTAGATAATCAACGTATTGCAACCTTTGCACAGATGGTTGCACTGCCGTTTGTCAGCAAACGCTTTGCACTAAAACGCTTCTTAGGTATGACAGACGAAGACCTAAAAGAAAACGAAAAGATGTGGCAAGAAGAAAGCGGAGAAGGCCGAGCACCTGGACAAGATGCGGCTGGACAACTTCGCGGAGCGGGCGTAAGTCCAACAGGAATGGAATCAGATACTGCCGCATTAGACGGTAGTGAAGAAGCTCCTGCCGATATGGAAATACCAGATGAAGGTGCAGAAATGGCTGCTCCTGCCGCTGGTTCGATGCCTGCTTAATAAATACTATTATGATTTTAAGAGAACTGTTTTATTTTAATAGAGGTACTGCTGAGTCAGAACAAGACGATCAGTACATGGCCAAAGCCGATACTAGTGTAATCAAAGATGATGATACACGTAAAACACGGTTGACCTTAAAACAAATCAATGAACTACGCAGGGCCAGCGACTTACATATTAAAGAACACGAAGCGGAGATGGAGTTTATTTCTAGGATGTATGCCACACCAGTGGCTGCAGAATAAGTACTCTGTCAAAACTGATCAAAAACAGCCGGTATTGACCGGTTTTTTTACAGTAGTATTAAATACATCGACAGCCTTGCGGGCGTAACTGCCTCATAACTATACAGGAGACATAACATGACTGATCGCGCAAAATTCGAGCAGATGCTTGAATATCTTATTAATGAAGACAAATCAAAAGCCGAGGAACTATTCCACGAACTAGTGGTAGCAAAATCTCGCGAAATTTACGAAAATCTATTAGATGATGACATCCAAGTAGATGAAGCTTCTGAAGAAGAAGACGAAGAAGACAAAGAAGTTGATGAAGAAGTTGAAGAAGGCTTTGACATGGGTATGGACGAAGTCGGTGCTGATCCAGCAGACGACATGATGGGCGACCTAGAAGCCGGTGACGACGAAGAAGGCGACATGATGGGTGACGAAGAAGGTGGTGACGAAGCCGCTACTAAAGATGACGTCATGGACATTAAAGACGCTTTAGCTGACTTAAAAGCAGAATTTGAAGCTATGCTAGCTGGCGATTCTGATGAAGAGTCCGATGAAGAAGAAATGGGCGACGAAGAAGGCGAAGAAGAAATGGGCGACGAAGAAGGCGAAGAGGAAGAAAATCCTTTCGCTAAAGAAAACGTTCGTGAATACGTTGAAAAAGTTGCACCTGCAAAAGGTGGCGACAATGGCGTTAACACTAAAAGCACACTAGCCGGTAAAAACGACATGGGTGGCACAACTGCTAACATCGCTAAAGGCGGTACAAGCACAACAGGTGGCACACAAGGTGGTTTATTGAAGCCAAGCACAACAGATTTGAAGTCTGGTAACGTAAATGTTCCAGGCGGAAAAGCTGGCGTTAAGCACCTAAGCGGTGTAAGCAAGCCAGCAGGCGGCGACAACGGCCAAAACACAAAAAGTACTTTAGGCCGTTAATTAGATGAGTCTTTACTTACGTGAAAACTTGACTTTCGACCAAGCTCGCATGGTTGTGGAGACTGATGGCGAACAAGGCAAAAACCTTTATATGAAGGGCATTTGCATCCAAGGCGGCATCAAGAACGCAAATCAGCGTGTGTACCCTGTGAATGAAATCGGCAGGGCTGTCAAGACACTAAACGACCAGGTAACTGGCGGATATTCAGTTTTAGGCGAAGTAGACCATCCAGATGATTTAAAAATTAACCTAGACCGTGTAAGCCATATGATCACAGAAATGTGGATGGATGGCCCAAACGGTTACGGTAAAATGAAGATCCTACCTACACCAATGGGTAACCTAGTGCGTACAATGCTAGAGTCCGGTGTTAAGTTAGGAGTTAGCTCACGCGGATCCGGGAACGTCAAGGAAGACGGTTCCGGTGAAGTTACAGATTTCGAGATTATCACAGTGGATGTGGTAGCTCAACCATCAGCCCCAGGTGCGTATCCAACGCCCATTTATGAGCATATCATGAATACTCGTGGAGGCTATAAGGCATTTTTAACAGCACAAGAAGTACAAGGCGACGCAAAGGCACAGAAATACCTGAAAGAAAGTCTATTGAAAATAATAGGCGGACTCCAATAACAAGGGAGAATCACATATGTTGGACGCACTTAAACAATTATTCGAGAACAATGTGATTTCTGAAGAGATCAGAGCTGATATCACGTCTGCTTGGGACAGAAAGATCCAAGAGAACCGTGAACAAGCAACACAACAACTACGCGAAGAATTCGCACAAAAATACGAACATGACAAGCAAACAATGATCGAAGCTATCGACAAGATGGTTACTGATCGTTTAACTGCTGAAATCCAAGAATTCACAGAAGATCGCGCACAGCTAGCCGAAGCGAAAGCCAAGTATGCTGTTGCAATCCGTGAACATTCAGATAAACTAAATGGATTTGTTCTTAACAGCCTAGCTAAAGAAATCACTGAATTACACGGTGACCAAAAAGTTATGGCTGAAAATTTTGCTAAGTTGGAAGGTTTCATTGTAGAAGCTCTAGCTAAAGAAATCGCTGATTTCTATGAAGATAAGAAAGATTTAGCTGAGACTAAGGTACGTCTCATTAAAGAAGCTAAGGAACAATTTGCTGTATTAAAAGGCAAATTTGTTAAACAAAGTGCTGAGCTTGTTGAATCAGTTGTTACAAAAGGTCTCTCAAAAGAGATCGGACAACTTAAAGAAGACATTGATCAAGCACGTAAGAACGACTTTGGACGTAAGATTTTTGAAGCATATGCTACTGAATTCCAGCACAGTTTGTTAAATGAGAAATCTGAGACAAGCAAGCTATTGAAAGTAGTTGCAGAAAAAGATAAACAACTCGCTGAAGCAACTCAAGCTATTTTCGAAAAGCAAGCATTGGTAGAAAGTACACAGAAAGAAGTTTCTCGTGCTCAAGCTACTGCGGCTCGTAAAGAAGTAATGGGTGAGCTTCTAAGTCCTTTGAACAAGGATCAGAAAGAGATTATGAGTGAGTTACTAGAAAGTGTGCAAACTGTTAAACTAAGAACTAGTTTTGACAAGTATCTACCTGCTGTACTCAGCGGTAGCACACCGGAGAAGAAGAAGGCTCTTGTAGAGGCAAAAGAAATCACAGGCAATAAAGAAAATCATAGCATTAGTAGTGCTAAAAGCCAGGGCGAAGTAATAGACATTCGTCGCCTAGCTGGATTAAAATAAGGAGAAATTTATGTCAGAACTACTAGAAAGCCGCTGGCAAGAAACTAAAGAGGCACTATTAGAAGGCCTTCAAGGAACCAAGAAGTCAGTTATGGCTACTACTCTCGAGAACACTCGTAAGTATTTGTCAGAATCTGCTACTGCTGGTGCCACTTCTGCCGGTAACGTTGCAACCCTAAATCGCGTGATCCTTCCAGTGATCAGACGTGTGATGCCTACGGTCATCGCTAATGAATTAGTTGGCGTACAGCCAATGACTGGTCCAGTTGGTCAGATCCATACATTACGTGTTCGCTACAGCGATACATTTAATGCTGGTACATCTGGCGCTACAGCTGGTGAAGAAGCTCTAAGCCCATTCAAGATTGCTGAATCTTATTCTGGTGCTACATCTGGTAAGGCAGCTGCCACAGCCGCTTTAGAAGGTGCCGCTGGAAACAAACTAAGCATTCAAATCTTGAAGCAAACTGTTGAAGCTAAGACTCGTAAGTTGTCTGCTCGTTGGACATTTGAGGCTGCTCAAGATGCACAAGCCCAACAAGGTATTGACATCGAAGCAGAAATCATGGCTGCTTTGGCTCAAGAAATTACAGCTGAAATCGATCAAGAGGTGCTAGCATCTCTACGTTCTTTAGCTGGAACACAAAACCGCGAGACTTATGACCAGTCTGCTGTTAGTGGTACTGCTACATTCGTTGGTGACGAACATGCCGCATTGGCCGTTCAGATCAACCGTGTTGCAAACCGTATCGCTCAGCGTACACGTCGTGGTGCTGGTAACTGGGCTGTTGTTAGCCCAACAATGTTGACTGTTCTTCAGTCAGCTACTACTAGCGCATTTGCTCGTACAACAGAAGGTACATTCGAAGCCCCAACTAACACAAAGATGGTTGGTACATTGAACAGTGCTATGAAGATCTATGTTAACACTTACGCAAGTGATGACACAGTTCTAATCGGCTACAAAGGTTCTAGCGAATCTGACGCAGCCGCGTTCTACTGCCCATACATTCCATTGATGAGCAGTGGTGTTGTTTTAGATCCATCAACATTCGAACCAGTCGTATCATTCATGACACGTTATGGTTATGTTGAGTTGACAAACACAGCTTCTTCTCTAGGTAATGCAGCCGACTACCTAGGTACAGTTGAAGTAACAAGCAACGAACTAAAGTTCAGTTAATAGCTGATTTTAGCAGTATCTCAAAGGGCTCTTCGGAGCCCTTTGTCTTTATGTGATAAATACTTGGTATAACTTACACAGGGTAAGTTTTATGCGGAAAAGCAACCGCGTATGGCCTAGAACGCCATCTTTCTTAAGGAGAAAACAAAATGGCTCGTCCTTTAAATAAAAAATTCTTTGGTAACCGTAACATCGGTACCGG